CATTCGTACCTGATAAAATACATCAGAGTAATTGACTTTAGCATCATATGCCATTGTCAAAGCAAGTTCAATCAGTTTCATCTTGTCTTCCATACGGTCAACAAGTTCTACGTCCTTGATGTTATAGGAAGTAAATTTATCCCACGATTGATTTTTTATATTAACGTCTATGATATTATAAATAGTATTGAGAATTTCTTTATCAATATTATCGATGTTAGATTCTACCCAATATAAATGTTCTGGATTATCTGGATTAAATTTAAATGGAAGTTTCATATTTCCTGAATGTAAATATACAAAATGGTATTGGAATATTATTGAAAAAAGATTAATCGAAGAACCAGAAGAATATTACGAAAGACATCATATTATACCAAAATTTATGGGAGGTGTCAATGATAAAAAGAATTTAGTTAAAGTAACAGGAAGAGAACATTATATATTACATTTACTATTAATGAAAATTTGTGAAAAAATTAGTGACAAAAAAATATATGGAAAGAGTGTATATTCTGTATTATGTTTTGTTATGTCATATTACCACAAAGATCGTTATGTTATCCCAAGTAGAGTGGTTGAATCTTTAAAACTTGAAATGAGTAAATTGAGAAAGGGAAAACCTCCACCAAATAAAGGAATTGAGCACAGTCCAAAAACAAAACAAAAAATGAAAGATAACCATTGGTTAAATAATGGTGGAACTCATCCAATGCTTGGTAATTCACATAATATGAAAAGTATAGAAAAAATGAGAGTAAATAGTACTAAGCAATGGTGGGATGCATACTCTCCAGAGGGGGAATATTTTCACAAAGTTGCTTTAAACGAAATGGTCAGAAAATACAAATTAAATGTAGATTGTATAAGGAGATTTAGGGGTAAAATTGTGCCAGATATTTCCGAGAGAGTAAGAAATCAAACTAAACATTCCAGATTAAATACTACTGGATGGTTATTTGTTCCCATCTAATCTTTTCTCTATTAAAGTTCTAATTTTACCTTTATGCCGTATAGAACCTCCCACAACTTTTTCATCTAAAGGAACATTAAATTCACCACTGTAGAATTCCTTAAATGTATCAAACTCACTGTGATCCAACTTCTGTTGTCCCAGTTCTACTTGGGCAATGTAATCCAAACGATACGATTCCTGCACCTTGTAGGTGAACTTTTTATAAAGATTCAAATAATCAAGTTGACTAACCCCGCCAACATCATAAGAGATGTGCTTACGTCCAGTAATAAATATCTCCCTTTCAGTTACCAATCCCCAAGGAGATAAACGTTTCATTAGTTTTTCACCAAGAACACGATCTATGCGACGAACCAAATATGGGATGTCATACAGTTCACTATTCCAACCAGTAATGACTTCTGGAGTATTCTCCTCAATCATCCACCAGTGGATAAATGCATTTAACAAATCATATTCGTTTGTGAAGGCACGATAGTTTACATTGCTCTGTTGATTATTAAACTTACCAAGTCCCCAAGTATTGATCTGTTTTGTATTGTAATCTTGAATTGAAATCAATAGAACTTCTTCTGCAGCACTTTCCACATCAGGAAATCCATTCTCAGATGCAACCTCAATATCGATTGTAGTTACTTTGATTTTGCTAATATCAAACTTGAGTTCATCTTCGGGATAAGTCTCAGAAATGTACTGATAGATATATCGGTCATTTCCAGAAATATTGAAACCCTCTATGCCATCATACTTCTTAATAAAGTCCCTACATTCTCTTACAGTTCCGGGTTGCACTGCTTCAACATATTCACCATTCAGAGTTTTGTATTGTGTATTCTTTTTTGAGGGGACAAAAAGAGTCGGGTAAAACTTCTCACGAGTCATAAAATGTCTACCATTTTCATAACCACGAACTAAGAAGTGATCCCCGACCATTTGGACATTGGTATAAAACCGATAATTCATTATGCAGTTAGTTCAAGATACTTTTCAATAATTTCAGGAGTTGGATCTGCGATTGTAAGAATACTATCAGAATGAATCATAAATTCAGTTTGATTTGTAACTTCCTCAGTCCAACGTCGGAGGTCATCTTCACCAAAAAATCGATAAGGATTAATTAGTTTACAATCAGGTTCCCCAAGTTCAGAACCCACCTCAACAATTTCAGTAATCAATACTGTGTCAATCTTCAATAGAAGACACTTCACGTTCCGTTCCATTTACTTTTTCCTCATACATTTCTTTAATAGTTTTGACTGGTTCAACAATAGTTACAATCCAATCGGAGCGAACTGGAATCTCATCATCACTAGTGAAGAGAATCCAGGAGGAGAATGTAATACTTACAGAATCAGATTCTGCAGGTTGTTCTGTTAAAAAAACCGATTTATTAACTTCAATCTTATGTGGTTTTGTAAAAAGATACCCACATACTTTGTCATCAGAAATCAATTCTTTAATATCAGAAATTACCGATTCTCCGGATTTTAATAGAGCAATCTTTACAGACATTTTTAGTTTTCCTCTCAAGTTATTATAGCACAAAAAAAGGGGAGGTGCAACTGGATTTTGCCAGTTACCTCCCTGCAGCAACGATAGTTTAGCTCAACATTATTTAGTTAAGTTGATAGACCTTCTTCTTTTGATGTTCCGGAATAACTCTATTTAATTTAATAGTAAGCAATCCATTCTCAAAAGAAACATCTTTAACTTCTACATCATCAGATAAAGTCCAACTACGAGTGAATGCCCTCTTTGCTAATCCTTGATGCAGATACTCATCATCAGTATCACTAACTTTCTTTGCTTCTATAAAGAGTTTATTCCATTCTGTAGTAACTTCGATATCTTCTCTCCTATATCCAGCAAGTGCAATTTCCAATCTGAAATCAATACTACTTTCTCTAACTAAATTGTATGGTGGATAATTGGTGTGCGTCTCAAACGTACTATCAAACCTTCTAAACCACTCATCCATCCCAATACTATTTTTCTGAATTTCTAACAAATACTTAGCAGTTTGTGGCACTGTAAGCGTAAATGAATCTGTTCCAAACATAATAGACCTCCTAAAGCGTCTGTAAGTGTATAATGTCCCCGAAGGCAACATCATTGGTATATATCACAGAACACAAAAAAGGGGAGTGTTGAACTCCCCACTTTTTTATTCGGTTTCCTCTTCCACCTTTTTCTTTTTAGCACCAATATTATACTTGGTTTCCAAAATCCAATCCGCTTTATCCTTATAGGCAAGGACTTTAATTTGATTCAGGGGAGCAATGTCTTGAATCTTAGTAGCATCAACAAGTTCTACCAGACCCCAATCTGCAATGAGTTGAGCAATACGATTACGACGCTGAACATCATTTACCGTAAGATTTGCGTGTTTGCCATCAAGTGCAAAAAGTTCTTTAAAACTTACAAGATAATATCTACCTTGCTTATGAAGAATATGGCAAGACTGATATAGTTTTTTCTCTTTTCTTGAAGCAACTCCGATGCGCGTTAAAGTTTCACGAACCTTAAGAAAATCATCAGGTTCATTTAATAGGACCTCGATCATCATATCCGGAGTCCAGTTCACAATTGGTACATTTACAACTGACATAATTTTCCTCAAAATTGTTTACATATCTTTTATTTAGGTTTTTAAACCATTCAAGCATTTGAAGATTGTCTACGGAAGAGCAAACTTCTTCAGATATATTATTGTCGTAACAAAATCTTACTGACAATTTATGGTCTATTTGGTAACCATCCTCAACACCACATAATGTTCTAGGATAATTAGATGGATTAATTATGTTTTGATATTTAACATAATTTTTTTCAGTCAATCTTCTTACTTTATTGCAATATTTTTTATAATGTGTGGTATTATTTTGTCTACTTAAATTATGATACTTTAAAAGTCTACAAACATTACTTTTGGAACAATTTAATATAATAGCAATTTGTTGATTTGTTTTTTTGGAATCAATTAAATTAAGTAGATCTTTTTTTGTAATTGTATCAATTACTTTTCTATTATTACCTCCACCTTGAGGTTTTTTTTCGATTTCTAAAATATCAAACCACTTTCTAACTCTAGTTTTAGTAGTTTGATAAACTTCGGCAATTTCTTGTAAAGTATTGCTTTTATATAAATTAATTAAATCTTCTTTTATAGGAAATTTTCCGTATTTTATGTTTTGGTTTTTTAATTTCATATTATAAAAACAATTCCTTATACTATTTATAAGAAAACTACTTTAAAGAACTATTTGTTCCTCCAGTTTCAAATTTCGATTTAATAAATGTTAGTTGTTCTTGAGTAAGAATCCTCAAAGCCTGTTTTGCTTTCTCATTACTATAACCATAGTAACGCTTCACATAATCAAGATCTTTGATCGTATCTTTACGGAGCCAAGGAGAAAATCTCTTTTTAACTCTCAGACTATTTATAAAAAAGTCATACTGCATCTTCTTTGGGAGGAAATGATACTTGTTCATTTCATTGGCATACATTAAGCAATCAATATGCCCAGAGAAGCAACGATTGATAATGTATGGTGCATAATCCTTCTCCAAGGAAGGGTCTTCATCAATCAAATTCTTTTTTGTTTGGTTGATTGAATTTAACCAATCCTTCAATTCATAAGTCATCTAATAATCTCCAAATCATTACCATGTTTCCACAATTCAAGTTCAGTCCTAAGGCGCCCTTCAGACTTTAATTTTTCATATCTCTTAGATGCTTTCTTCTTCCACCACTCAATAACTTGCTCAGGTTCATAACCAAATTTAGAAAGATAATATCTTTTCTTTTCAGTCAGAGTCTTTGCATGTTCAATGCAAGAGTTAAATTCATTCAACTTAGAATGCCCCTTTAAGGAATTCCTAATGATAGAAATCATCTTAGTTTGAATCTTCAATTTCTTCGAAGACTTATCTGCAGAGATGAGTCTTTCTCCACCATTTGCAGTGTTATTAAACCACCAGAACATTTCCTTGAAGTAATGATCATGAAAAAGTGGAAGAAAATTACTTTCAGTATCCCCTATGTGTCGAATATAAGGTTTAAGACCATCATACATGGATACTCCTTTCGTTGTACCGTATAGTGAAGTTGTTTCAAAATATTGAAGATCAATTCCATACTTGCGGTCAAATTGTCGTTTGAGTTCATTGGAAGATGCTAAAAGAGCAAGAAGTTTACCTCCAAGATAATTGTATCCAAATGGTTGAACAGGAACAATATTGAATCCCATTACAAACTCACTGTTAATTCTGGAAAGTGAAAGAACTTCACCAAAATAATCATTTCTTGGTTTTGAATTAATGGTTGGAGATCCAAAACGGACTACACCAATTATTTTATTAGTATTATCCTCAGTCACAATCCATTTCAAAGTTCTACCAGGAATTGCTTCTTCAATGGGATTTGAAGCAGTATCGGTTAAGATTTCGGAATAAAGATTCTGATTGTACTTGGATGTTGTTTTTGGATTAGTGTCTACCTGACGAATTGAAAATGACATATCATTTGGATGCAAATCAAAGTTAGAAAAAATCTCATCTTCAGGACCAAATAATTTTCCAGAAGCATTGGATGTTCTACTCCGTTTAACATACCGAAGATAATCATCGATGCGATTAAATTTGGAATAGTATTCTATAAATTGATCTGCCGCCCAAGTTGCATCTTCAATAGATAACATATTAATTTGCCAAAAATCCTTTTTCGTAATCTAAAAGTTCCTGCGGAGTTGTAATATAATTGTCAACAGGATTTGCTACTTTAGCATACCATTTCCGCCCATAATTTCTCGAAACAAGTTTAATATCCAAATACTGATATTTTTTATCAGTTGGTACATAAACTTTATATTTGCCTGCCCTATTTGAAGTTAAAAGGGACAAACTTTTATTTTGTTCAGATAAAATATCAATGGTAGTACAAGCAGTTTTAAATATCTGAGAATACTTATTGTAATCATTTACATATACTTCATGATTATCCATGAGCATCTGATAAATGAACTGTGGAGAATAACAATGATCCCTGCATAGCACCCAGGTATTATCGGTTCTCTTTTTTTCCAATGCCCTTTCAGTGATAAATCCGGAAGGTACTGAAAGAGAATGAACTAGATCATAAAATGGGCGAGTGGTAGACCTAACTACATCAGTATTGTTTCTATTTTTCTGCCAAAAATCAAGAACTTTAAGATTTTCAAAATCAAGAAATGTCCTATAACAATAAACTTCTAGTCGTGATTCAGTTGTAATTACTTCAATTCGTTTCATTATAAGTCTTAGGGTGAAAATTACAATACTCATTAAACACAATCTTACACTCCTTATGAGTAAGATTACAATGCTCTGCTGCCTTGGGGAGATTCCATTTAGCAGTAAAAAGCATTTCCATTGCTTCTCTTGTTTCAGGTCTCATAGGAACTCACATTCACACATAATTTCAGTCAATGCTGCTAAGAGGTTAATTTCCTGGTCAGCAACGAACGCAATTTGGTATTGGTACTTAGCAATAATAAGAACGGCAGCAGGTATAGTTTGGGGTGAAAGATGAGTATAACAGGAGTCATAAATCCTGCGAAGAATGACAGAAGAATCGTTATCCAAGTTGGCGACCACCCACTTTCGAACTTCAGAAAAGTTCTTATCTTTGAGATGTTTGATGAGATCATTTACGGCAACGTCAGAAAAAGATGCAAGAATACCAGAATCAATTTCACCACTTACAGAATACCTCTGGCATTCGTTGATGACCCGCCTAAAATCAGGAAAGTGCTTATTGATCAGTTCTGCAAGGACTTTCGGATCATATTTAATCCTTTCACTATCAAGAATATTTTGCAATCGTTTAAAAAATGATCCTGCCAACTGGGATTTTTCTTTGCCTTGGATTGAGAACTCAACAACTGCACATCGGGAGTGGAGGGGTTCAATGATTTTGTTTTTGTAGTTGCAGGTGAAGATGAATCTACAGTTGTTATAAAACGTCTCAATATTTGCCCGCAATAAGAGTTGAACATCGGCGGTCGTGTTATCACTCTCATCCACAATAATGACTTTGTGCTTGTCATTTCCTTGAAGTGAGACGGTCGAAGCAAAGTTCTTTGCTTGGTTCCGTACAGTATCAAGAAAACGACCCTCATCAGAACCATTAATTATATAATAATCTACTCCAAGTTCTTCACATAATGCTTTTGCTACTGTCGTTTTACCTACTCC